CTTCGCTATCTTCGTGAAACCGGCGACCAAGCGGGGGCAAAGGAGATTCTGAAAGCTGCCGTTAAGTTGCCGGCAAATATCCCGCAGGCGTATACGGCCAAGCCTGCGTCTCCTGTCCCGCAAATGGGTGCGCCTGTGGCTAAGCCCCCTGCTCCGGCGCCCATCCGTTCTACTCCTTCGCCTGCTAGCCCGCCTGTTGCTGCACGCCCGCCTGCACCACCCAAGCGTGCTGTAGCGGCGTCGATGGGGCCTCAGCGGGCAGTTACCCAACGGGCTTCGCGTTTCCCTCCTGCTGCACCGCAGTCTTCAATGGGCCCTTCTATGGGCGGTATGCCCCGACCCGGACAAATGGCGATGGCGAAGGGTGGAAAAGTCCAGGCTTATGCCAAAGGCGGGTCCGTTTCTTCTCGTGGGGATGGTTGCGCACAGCGCGGCAAAACTAAAGGAAGGATGGTCTAACAATGCGCAACAAAAAGCGGTATGCCGAGGGGGGGCTGTTGGACTTAGGTACGCCACAAACAGTTCCGCAACCTCCTTCCAGCAGCTCGTCGCCAAACACGTATCCGTTTGCGTCTACGAGCAGTTCCGGCGGCTCCGGTAGCAACGCCAATACAACGAACGTGTCTGTCGGGCAAACGCCCGTATCGCAAGATGCTCCGGCCTACAAGCGGGGTGGCAGAGTTCGCGGTAGTGGGTGTGAGACGAGGGGCAAGACCAGAGGGCGGTTTGTGTGAGGCCGAGCCGGGGCATGGGTGCCGTAAACCCTAAAAAGTTACCCAAAGCAGTGATGCGGAAAGACGCCAATGTCCCAACCGAACTCTATGCCAAGGGTGGCCCCACAGGGCTTTATGACAACATCCACGCCAAGCGTAAACGCATTGCCGCAGGATCGGGCGAAACAATCCGCAAGCCGGGTACTTCCGGCGCTCCTACTGCCAAAGCGTTCAAACGCTCCGCAATGACGGCGAAGTAATATGACAACGTCAGGTACAGCAGACTTCAATCTTGATTTGAATGAGATTGTTGAGGAATGTTTCGAGCGCTGTGGTGCAGAGCTTCGCACGGGCTATGACCTGAAGACGGCTCGGCGGTCAATGAATCTACTGTTTGCTGACTGGGCCAACCGGGGCATCAACCTCTGGACGGTCGAGCAGGGATCTATCCCGCTCGTTCAAGGCACGGCCACGTACAACTTGCCGAGTGACACGGTAGACCTCATTGAGCATGTGATCCGCACGGGGGCAGGCAACGTCAGCACCCAGGTCGATCTGACCATCACGCGCATCAGTGTTTCTACCTACTCGTCAATCCCCAACAAGCTGCAGCAGGCGCGTCCGATCCAAGTTTGGATCAACCGCCAAGCCCCCACGCCGACAGTCACAGTGTGGCCTGTGCCGGATCAGACAAATAACTACACGCTGGTGTACTGGAGACTGCGCCGCATTCAAGACGCTGGTGCCGGTGGTACGTACACGCAGGATGTCCCGTTCCGCTTCATCCCCTGCTTGGTAGCAGGGTTGGCGTATTACCTGTCAATGAAGATCCCTGGTGCGATGGAAAGAATGCCGGTATTGAAGCAGCAGTACGACGAGGCTTGGCAAAATGCCGCAGATGAGGATCGTGAGAAGGCAGCTATTCGTCTGGTCCCACGCCAAATGTTCCTGAGCTAGCATGCAAGCCCACTTGCTTTCATCTGTGATGTGTGTGAGAATCTTGGCTCAACAGCCAGGAGTTCTCATGGGCGCGAATCAGTTTACTGAAAGCAACCTGTCGCACATTACGGTCCCCAACGTCTGCGGCGTTTACTTGCTCCGGGACACCGTTACAGGCGGAACGTACGTCGGGTCGGCACGGCGCATTCGGACGCGCATCAGCGTACACTTTCACGACATGCAGAGGCGTCCAGAGCAGCGTACGTACCGACGCATGCTTGACACTTTTAAGACTTATGGGCCTTCTGTTTTTGAAGTAGAACTGCTGCAGCAGTGCGAACCAAAAGACCTTTTGGTTGTAGAAAAGCAGTGGGTGGACAAACTGCAACCGACAGAAAACTTGTATGTTTGCACTGACGGTCGGGAAGTTTATTCAGATGCAACACATGCCAAAAAATCCGCCGCTGCGGTAGCTTTGTGGAAAGACCCGGAGTACCACGCAAAGGCATCTGCGGCCAGACAAGGCAACAAATTTGCATTGGGGCATAAGTGCACACCTGAACAAGTCGCAAACCGAAAACGCGCAGCCCGACTTTCCAACATGAAGCGCAACTATGGCGCAGACTGGAAAGAAGAGTACATCCGTCGCTATCCAGAGCATGCGGAGGATGTAAATGGCAAATAGGTTTGCCAATGGGGCTAAAAGTTTTGGCTTCTGCGATTTGTGCGGGTTCCGTTTCGACCTGAAAAAGCTCAAGAACCTGACGGTCAAGACTAAGCAGACGCAGACCAAAGCATGCCCTCAGTGCTGGACACCGGATCAACCGCAGTTACAACTTGGGATGTTCCCAATAAGTGATCCACAAGCAATACGAGATCCGCGTCCAGATACGAATACGTGGTATCAGTCAGGTACAAACGGTTTGCAGACGAACCCGACTTCTGGGACCGGCCCTGATCAAGAGGGCTTCCCCGGCGAAGGCAGCAGAACGATCCAGTGGAATTGGAACCCCATAGGGGGGCCAAGAGTTTTTGACGATGGGCTCACGCCCAATTGGTTGGCTTCCCGAGGGGAAGTCGGTACAGTCACCATAGTTGTGACCTAAGGAGCAAGAGATGGACAAGATGCGCAAAGTCGCCAAGGAAGAAGTTGGCAAGCATGTAAAGGCCATGCACAAGGGCAAGGGCTTCAAAAAGGGCGGCAAGACGGACGCTGACATGCTCAAACTGGGCCGTGGCCTTGCCAAGGTTGCAAACCAAAAGGTGGCTCCATGATGAAAGCCAAGAAACTTGCTCCGGCCAAGCCTGGGCAACCTCAGGCAATTGAGACCCTGAAGGACGATAGCTGCATGGTGGTGGGCAACATTGCTGCCAATCCTGCTCCGGGTATAAGGACTTCAGGCATCAAGATCCGTGGCACTGGCGCTGCTACGAAGGGCACGATGGCCCGTGGACCTATGGGTTAAAGCATGAACTACACCCAGTTGCAGACTGCGGTTCAAGACGCGGTAGAGAACAGTTTCTCTTCTTCTGACTTCGCCACCATGACGAAGTTGGCTGAGCAACGCATCTACAACTCGGTGCAGCTTCCAAACTTGCGTAAGACATCAACGCTCACGCTTGTCATTGGCACGCCTCAGTTGGCTTTACCGGCAGACTTTCTTGCCGCGTATAGCTTGGCAGTGGTCAACGGCACGAGCTACGAGTTCCTCCTGAACAAGGATGTGAACTTTATCCGAGAGTCTTACCCCAACCCTGCGGTCACAGGCACGCCAAAGTATTACGCACTCAACGGGACAGACACGCCCCTGATCCAACGCGTAATTTTAGGTCCGACACCCGGTGCAGCGCTCAACGCTGAACTGAACTACTTCTACTACCCTGAGAGCATCGTCACCGCCACCAATACGTGGCTAGGTGATAACTTTGATTCCGTCCTGTTCAACGCAGTAATGGTCGAAGCCGCTCGGTGGATGAAGCAAGAGCAGGACATCGTGGCGATGATGGACAAAGAGTACCAGCAGTCGCTTGGCCTGTTGAGGACCCTGGGTGACGGTAAGGACCGCCAGGACGCGTACCGTTCAGGTCAGTATAGGCAGGCGGTTAAATGATCATTCAATGCGTCACCAACTCTTTTCGGGCGGAGATGCTTCAGGGCATTCACGACCTTGACACGGACGTTTTAAAGCTGGCGCTCTATACGGGCTCGGCCAATCTCTACCCCACAACGACGGCGTACACCCTGACGGGTGAGGTTGTAGCTTCCGGGTATTCTGCTGGCGGCGTGATTCTCACGGGCGTCACGATCAGCACGGGTACGGCTTCAACCACGCAACCCGCAGTAGTCTTTGTTGACTTTGATGACGCAGTGTTTAATGCGGCTTTGACTGCTCGTGGTGCGTTGATCTACAACTCCAGCAAGGCAGATCGGTCTATCGCGGTCATTGACTTCGGGGCGGACAAAACCTCGACCACCACTTTCACGGTGCAGATGCCGCTCAATACGGCTACCGCTGCATTGCTTCGTTTTCCTTGAGGTAACTCATGCCATCGTCATACACCACCAGTCTTCGTCTTACTCTGCCTGCTACAGGTGAACTGGCAGGCCAGTGGGGCAACACGGTCAATACAGGCATCACGGAGCTTTTAGATGCTGCCGTAGCCGGTACGACTTCGATTTCTACATGGGGCGGAGCAGGTGTAGCGTACACACTGAGTAACAACGCAGGTACGTCGGATGAGGCACGGCGGATGTTCATCCTGGCGACAGGTGCGCCTGGAGAGGCCAAGAACGTCATCTGCCCTGCGGTCAGCAAGTTCTACGTGTTCAGGAACGACACCACGGGCGGCTTTGCCCTGACGCTGAAAACGCCAAGCGGCACCGGGATCGCAGTCCCTGCGGGCCAGTACAAGTTCCTGTACTGCAACGGCACCAATGTGGTGGAGGCGTTCAACTCTGCCGGGGCGCTGACCCTGAGCGGAGCGCTGTCTGTGGGGGGCACAACCACGCTGGCATCTAACCCGACGCTGAGCGCGGGTACGGCGAATCAGGTCCAGTACCTGAACGGCTCCAAGGTGCTGGTGGGTTCTGCAAACTTGACGTTTGACGGAACGACGCTGACTGCTGCAAATTTTGCAGACTCGTCTCTGACGGCCACGCGGGTCACGTATGCCGGTGCAAGCGGGAACCTGACGGATTCTGCAAACATGACCTTCAACGGCACCGACCTCACGGTCTCGGGTGCAGTCAACGCAGGTTCTGTCAATGCGACAACGCTTGACCTGACCAACCTTGAAGTCACCAACATCAAGGCCAAGGATGGCACGGCGTCCATGACGCTGGCTGATGCCACGGGCGTGGCTTCGTTCTCTGCCAATCCGGTGTTGTCCGGCGGCACCGCCAACGGCGTCCTGTACCTCAACGGCAGCAAGGTGGCGACGAGCGGGAGTGCGCTGACGTTTGATGGGAGCATTGTTTCAAATACTGGCGTTGGGTTTAACGTCAACAACGCTAACGCGCTGTACCGCTTTCAAAACGGCTCTGGTACTCGCACGGGATACCTTCAAGTACGGGCTGATGCTTTTGAGGTTTGGAGTGACCAATCAGCGGTTCCAATGGTGTTTGGCACATCTAACTCCGAACAAATGCGCCTGACCTCCACAGGTCTGGGGATTGGGACGAGTTCGCCTAGTGCAAAGCTGAACGTAGTTGGTACTGGCGATATGTCGGGGATTTTTGAATCTACTGGCACAGGCAATGCGGCTTCCGCAATTATTCGCTCCGGTAATGGCACAACTTCTGGCTTGTATGCCTACGCTCGATTTGTCAACAACGACACAAACGCTCAAGACTGGCGCATCGGCACTTACGGCAACAACAATCTGAGCATCGTCAACGCAAAGGCTGGTACAACTCCGGTTGTGTTGGACGCCTCCGGCAACCTCGGCTTGGGGGTGACGCCGAGTGCTTGGGCATCATACAAAGCCATACAAGTTGGGCCAATTGGGTCCGTATCGAGTGTGACCGGGGCGACAATCGTCGGGAACAACTGGTTTTACGACGGTGATTCAAAATATATAACCACTGCAACCGCAACAATTTACGAACAAGGTGCGGGCACTCACAAGTGGTACAACGCCCCCTCCGGCACCGCAGGCAACGCAATCAGCTTCACGCAGGCGATGACGCTGGAAGCAAACGGCAATTTGTCTGTTGGCACTACTGACACTACCGCCGTAAGGTTTAAGGTTCAGTCTGGTTCAAACCCAATCGTCTTTTTGAGTGGGTTTACTGGCGCTGGCACAATGGGTGTAATTGGCGCTAATCCGTTGGCGATTTACACCAACGGCTCCGAACGCGCCCGCATCGACTCCTCCGGCAACCTCGGCTTGGGGGTGACGCCGAGTGCTTGGGCGTCAAACATAAGAGCACTGCAAATTAAAGCCGGAGGCCTTACTGGTGCACTGTCTGTTACGGATTCTGGGGCTTACATAGTATCTTTGAATGAGTACCTCTCTGGCGGACTCAATCTGTACACAGCAAACGGCTTTGCGTCAAGATACCAGCAAGTTTCTGGGGCGCACGCTTGGCTCACCGCCCCCAGCGGCACCGCAGGCAACGCGATCTCCTTCACGCAGGCGATGACGCTGGATGCGAGTGGGAATTTGCTGGTGGGGACGACGAGCTCTGCCTCAATCTCCGGTGTCGGGACAAAAATTCGTTATGACGCCGCATCGCCCGATGTCACCACTGTCGGAAGCGTATCAACAAACAGTTTTACTACCTACAACGTGTATTCCACGGGTGCGGCGGCTTTTCGTTTTTACGTTGGTTTTGGCGGCACTGTCTACGCCACCAGCACGACCATAACGGCCATCTCCGACCAGCGGCTGAAAGAGAACATCCGCGATCTTGATGCGGGCCTTCCCGAGATCATGGCGCTCAAGCCGCGCAAGTTTGATTGGAAACCCGGTAAGGGCAAGGACAAGAAGAACGACCGTGGCTGGATCGCTCAAGAGTTTGAGCAAGTGTTCCCCGACATGGTGGACACATGGCAAGACCCAGCACCGGAAGGCGAGGAGCCCTACAAAGCAGTCAACGCTGACCTGATCCCGGTACTGGTCAAAGCCATCCAAGAACAGCAAGCCCTCATCACCGACCTCCGCGCCCGCGTGGCGGCACTTGAATCCAACTGAAAGGAACCCCCATGAACTGGCAAATCTCATCTTTAGACCGCAGCCTGCCTGACGGTGTTGTCATGACCGCCCACTGGCGTGTCTCCAAGACTGACGGTGGCGCATCTGCGTCCGTCTACGGCACCATCAGCTTCCCTGCCAAGAGTCCGTCAGATCCAGACTTCGTCCCCTAC